TTTCTCCAGGTCCCGGTTCCACGACTGGGTGGCCTTCGACGCGCTCTTCAGCTTCTTCTCGACCGCTCCCAGGTCGAAGTAGCTGACGTCTTTGCCCTTGACCTTCTTCGTCTTCCGGCCTGCCTGACCGGCATCCGACGGTGAGTAGAGGCTGCCGGTCTGCGGGTCGTAGCGCCAGTCCGTGACCGAGCCGGCCGCGTTCCACTGGATCGTCGACGGGTCGCCGCCCAGGCGGCGGACGATCTCCTCCGTGATCGCGCGTGAGCGGACGCGGGCGGACCTGCGGAAAGGCACGTAGCCCTCGCCCTCGGTCTCCCGCTCCCCCCACACCCGGTAGGAGCCGGCCGGGGCGATCTGCGCGATGTGCTGGTTGGGCCGGTCTCCCGCCTCCATGCCGCCGTCGGCATACGCGCGGATGCCGCCTTGGGCGTAGTAGTCGACGACGCCGCCGTTCGCCTGGAAGCGGGGCTGGAGGCTGGACTCGACCTTCCGGTACTGGACGTTGATGTAGGAGGTGCCGAGGACGCGGCCCGCCAGTCCGCGCACTCCGGCCCAGAAGGGGCTGGTCTCGGCGTCGACGGTGATTTCCTTGCCCTGGAGCCGGTCGCGTGCGGCCTGCACGGAGCCGATGTCGGCTTGGGCCTCGCCGGTCGCTGCGGTGACCTTGAAGCGGCCGTCGGGAAGTCGGGTGACCTTGAAGCCGAGCGCTTCGAGCTCCGCTACCGCCGACTCGGATAGGGCGTCCACGTAGACGCTCTTCTTGTTCGGGGTCTCCTTGATGGCGGCGATGACCGCTTCCAGACCTGCGATGGCGTCCGCGGTATCCATGTCCACCTTGGTGGACGCCTTGTCGGGAATATCCAGGTACGCGGCGGCCAGCGCCTGCGCCTGGGTCTTCGTCAGGCCCATCTGGACGGCCGTGTCGACGAACGCTTTGCGGCCGCGTTCGTAGATGCCGTTGACGTGCTCCCACGATTTTCCCTGCTCGCGGGCCGCGGTGACTGCCTCATCGGTGCTCGCCGCGAGTCCGCTCAGTGCGCTTTCAGCGTCCCTGGCCTTCTGAGAGTTCAGGTCCAGCTCGCCGTTGCTCATCGTGAGCGCGCCGGCGTTGTCCTGGGCGGCCTCGGAGGCGTCGTCGATCGCCTGCTCCATCGCGTTCATCGCGGTGCCGGCGGCCCGGTTGACTTCGTTCAACGCCATGATCGAGGCGCGCAGCCCATCAGCGGACCTCTTCTGGCTGTCGAGCTTCGCCTGGGTGTCGATAGCCGCGTCCCCGAACAGACCCATGCTGCGGGCGGCAACGCCCTGCTCGGCGTCCAGTGCCTCTACGGCCGCGGTGTACTCGGGGAAGAGTTCCTTGATCTCCCGCGTGGTCATGCCCTGGGAGCGCATCGCCTCCTCGAAGAGGGCGAAGTCTTGGGCCGCCATGTCCCCGTGGCCGCTGGTCGCGAGCGCAGCGAATGCCTGATCGAAGGACTCGAAGTCGTCCTTGAGGGCTTCGACGCCGTCGCCCTGGTTCACCAGGGAGTCGATGCGGGGGACGATGGCGTCCAGCGCCGGGCCGGCGCCCATCATCCGGGGCAGTTCGAACGCCTCGTCGAGGGCTTCCGTGTTCCGGTTGAGGTCGTTCAGCTTCTCGATGAAGCCGTCGACGTCGCCGAAGGTGTCGGCCAGCTCGCCGGTGAACTCGCCGGTGGCGGCCAGTTCCTTCAGGGATGTGGTCAGCTTGTCGACGTCCGGCGGGGCGCCGCGGGCTTCGTCGGCGAGGGCGTCGATGCCGATGGCGACCGCGCCGAGGATCCCAAGCCCGCCCGCTGCCTTCTGGAGGCCGGTCATCTGCTGGGTGACGCCCGCGACGGCCTGGCCGACGCCGCCGAAGCGGGCGGAGCGGACGAAGGTGGCGAGGTTGGTGGCGGCGGCGGAGCCGGTGACGGCTGCCAGGCTGGCGGCGCCGAGGCTGGCCAGGCGCATCGCCGTGTAGAACTGGAGGAATACGCTGATCGCTTCCGGGGGTACGGCGCTGACGACCTTGGCGAGGGCGTTGGCGACGTTGAGGAGGATCTCCCCGGTCCCGGACGCCCCGGACAGGATGTGCAGGATCGCGGAGCCGACGTTCTGGAGGGTTTCCGCCGCAAGCGGGCCGTTCTCGCGGCAGAACTCCAGGAACGCCTGGACGTCCTCGCCGCCCGCGAACTCGTCGACCGACTCGGCGAAGCGGATGATGTCGGTGACCAGGTCGTTCAGGTTGTCGGTGGCCCCTTCGGAAAACGTGTCCATCAGGGTCTCGAACTGGCCGGTGTTCATGCGGCCGCCGGCGTAGGTGACGAGCCGCTCGAAGGCGTCGGCGCTGCCCTCCACGAACGGGGTGAGGTGCGGCAGCAGCGTGTCGAGGAGCTGGAGGCTCTTGGTGGCGACCGGCATGGTGCTACCGGCGAGAGCGTCGGACCAGTCCTGGAAGTCCTCTTTGAGGTCGGCGAAGGCGGCTGCGGTCTCCCGGGTGGGTGCCGGGAGCTTGCTGAGAGCGACCTGGTACTCGTCGGCAGCTTTCGCGGCCTCTTCGGATGCCTCGCCGTGCTGGTCGACAGCGTCCTGGTACTTCTCCTGCGCTTCGACGGCTTCGCTCAGCTGCGTGACCTGACCGGCGAGGGCGGCAGCGAACACGCCGGCGGCGGCTCCGCTCGCGGCGAACTGCCCGGCCAGAGGAGCGATGTTCGCGCCGAGCCCGGCGGTGAGGGGGATGACCGCGGGCAGGATCAGCAGCAACGCCTTGAGGGCGCTCTGGAGGGCGCCGGCTCCGCCTGCTCCCCCGCCGCCGGTGTTCAGGGTGCGGCCGAGGTTGCGCAGGGCGTCGGTGTCGGTGTCGACACGGACGCGGATGACCTGGTTGAGCTGGGCCTGCCGGACGGCTTCGTCGACGTCTCGGCGCAGCTGGTCGGGGTTGCGTAGGCCGATGGGGATGTCGATGCGCTGTCCCCACGCTGCCAGACGCACCGCGGTCGCGACGTCGCGGCGCAGCTGGGTGCTGTTGCCCAGGCGCAGGCTGACGGTGAGGCCTTGGCCGCTGCCGGCGGCGGTGAGCGCCGTTTGGACGTCCCTGCGGAGGTGGCCGGTATCGACGCCGAGACGGACATGTATGCCCTGGCCGGCGCTGGCTGCGGTGAGCGCCCTCTGCACGTCGGTCCGCAGACGGCCGGTGTCGACGCCGAGACGGACACGGATGCCCTGGCCGTTGCCTGCGCTGTTCAGGGCGGCGCGGACGTCGCGGCGCAGGTGGGTCGCGTTGAGGCGGACCCCGACCCGGATGTCACGGCGGGCCGCATTGCGCAGGCGGGTGATGTCGCGGCGCAGGGCGTCGATGTCGCGGGAGGCTCGGCGGGCGTCACGGCTGGTGTCGCGCAGAGTGCGGGACAGGTTCTGGCCTTGGCCGGTGAGCCGTACGGACAAGTTCCACTGCGATGCCATCCGGTGCCTCCCTTCAGAGCTAGTGCTGGTGGCGGGCGAGTTCCATGGCGGCGTGGACGCTGGACGGGATCAGCAGCACCTTGACTCCGTGGCCTTCGTCGCCGTCGGGGACGGATTTCTGCCGGTCGGTGATGAGCTGGCAGCCGATGCAGCGGTGGGTGATGGCCCGGTAGGCGTCCTCGTCTCCGCCCGCGTTCTCGTCCCACTCCTCGGGGCGGGTGCCGCAGGTGGGGCACACCGATTTGAGGTAGGTCTCGTAGGCGAGGGCTTTACGGCGGTCCAGGTCGGTCCAGGTGCCGGTTCCGTGGCCGCGGAAGAGGCTGTGCGGGATGCGGTACTGGCGGCACAGCTCCATCTCGGCTCGGAACCGGTCATCGTCGATCAGCCTTTTCCCAGGTCGGTCCGCTGGGTGTGCTGCACGGACCAGGCCGCGTCGAAGAGGGCCTTGGCGTCGGCCGCGCTCCAGGTGTTGAGGAAGTGGGCGGCGTCCTCGACGGGCATGCCGTCCAGGGAGGCGGCGGAGATCAGCGCCGGCGCGAAGGAGTCAGCGTAGGCGTTGCCGTCAGCTTCGTCCTGCTCGCTGGCCGGATGGTCGTTCTGGAGGGCCTCCAGTTCGGTGCGCTCCAGGGCGGCGAACCGCAGCGTGATGGTCGCTGCCCAATACTCCTGGTCCACGGTCGCGAGTTCGGAGGCCGCCTCCATAGCCCGCTTCTCGGCCAGGGCACGGACGTCGGGGGCCGCGGTGTCGGGGAGCGACTTGAGGTAGGCGGCGGTGCGATCTGCGGTCTTCCGCGCTGCCTGATAGCGGTCGCGGATGTCGGGGTCCTCGCACAGGTGGAATGCGTTGACGGGCTTCTTGACCTTGTCCAGGCGCTTCTTGAGGGCGTCCCAGTTGTTCGGCATGCGGTTCTCCGGTGGGGAAGGCCCGGCCGGGCGCGCGTGGCGCCCTTCCCGTGTACGTCACGGGCCCGGCCGGGGGCTGGTGGGGTGATGCGGCGGCCGGGATCAGGTCAGGGACGGCACGGTGCCGTTCTGGAGCGGGCGCGCGGTGACCGCGAACTGAACCGTGATCCTGGCGGCCTCGTTGTCCGTGGTGTAGGGCTTGCTGATGGAGGTGACGACGACGGGGAAGACGTCCATGCCCTTGGCGCCGGTGGTCAGGCCCTTGCTGAAGATGACGACGTAGCCGGTGGTGCCCTTGGCCAGGTCGGTCTCGATCGTGTCGAGCGTGCTGTCCTCGTAGAAGGTGAGGGAGGAGTCGGCTGCCGTGTCGTCGCCGCCGATCTTGCTGACGAAGGTGGACGCCATGTCGGGGGTGTCGATCGGGGTGTTCTCGATCGACCAGCCGTCGACGGCGTTGATGTCGCCGGTGTAGTCGGTGCCTGCGGTGATCTCCGCGCCGGTCGGGACCAGCGTGGTGGAGGCGATCGTCGGCAGGAAGTAGATCTTGGTGGTGCCCTTGCGGTTGAACCTCGCCATTGGTGGCCCCTTGCGGTTAGGGGCCGAGCATGGGGGCCCCTGCTACACGTGTCTGTGTGGCGGCCACCTGTGGTGGTGGCGTCCGCGTGGGGTCCCGCCGCGGTGCGGTTGTCGCCTGCCCTGTGGGGGTCAGGCGGCGGTCAGGTCGAACCTGAACCGTTGCACGTAGGTCATGATTCCAGACTCCTGCTCCGACGTTCCCCCTGGCTGCCCGCCCCACTCGACGTCCAGACGGCGCCCCATGCACGAGATGCCGGGGATGAGGAGGGGGTGCAGCCACAGGCCGGTGCCCGGGTCACGGCCGAGGAACGTGGACCGGGCCTTGTCCGCCATCCACTCCAGCTGGCTGAGCCACGCAGTGGACTGCGGGACCTCCGGGTCGGGTCCGGACACGGAGGTGATCTGGTAGACGAGGGAGGCGTCCTCGCTCAGGTCGGCCAGCGGGGCGCCCCCGACCGCGGTGTCCACGGAATACAGCAGGTAGAACGGCGGATCCGCGTCCCCGCGCGGTACGGAGCCGCGGCCCACGGCCATTCCCGATGCGGTTGCCAGGGTGCCGGCTACCCAGTCGGTGACCAGCCGCTTCTCGATCACGACAGCAGCTCCTCGACGACGGCTTCCATCTGCTCGTGCAGGGTGTCCTCGATGTAGCCGAGGGCGGGCTGCACGTGCGGGAACGGCGGCTGGAAGTAGTGGCGGCCGATGCTGTCGGTCATGTCGTAGAACCCGAACTCCAGGCGCCGGCCTTGCGGCTTGGTGGTGCCGATGGTGCATTCGGCGCCGTGCGGGATGCCGCGGGTCTCGGCCCGCCACGATGCCCGGTACTGGCCGGTGATGACGTTCGGGCCGGGCCTGCCGGACGCGTTCTGCCGGATCCGGGCGACGCCGAGCCGTCCGACATGCCGCATCCGCTGCTCGGTCACCTCACCGACCCGGCCGGCGGCCGTCTCAAGGCGGTCAGCCATCTCATCCAGGTTCACGGGGCGCCCGCCTCTCGGCGCGGCGCCTGCTTCAGGTCCAGCGGGGTGGTGCGAACAACTTCGACGGTAGAGGCGCGGCCCGGGTCCTGCACGAACCAGGAACGGCCGAGCAGCGCGGTGTTGGCCGGGTTGTGGACGGCGACGACCATGACCAGGTCGTCCCGCGCGGGGATCGGTGCGCTCAGGGGGGTGAAGAGGCGGGCCGGGGACGTGGTTTCTTCCGTCCAGGGCAGGGCGGCCGAGGGCAGCGCGTTGATACCGCCGGGGGCGCCGGTGGACAGGACCGCTCCCGGGCCTTCGTAGACGATTTCGGGCTCGGGCGGGGTGAGGCGGCCCGTGGCCGGGTCCAGGACGGGATCGGCGGCGGCCGGGCGGGAGACCCGGACGGTGTCCACCATCAGATTGGTGTGGATCCACTGGACGACTCCGGCCAGCGCTTCGTCGAGGCCGGCCATCAGACGTCTCCTCGCGCCCAGTCGGCGAGCTGCCGCAGCATCGCCCGCGTGAGGTCGTATCTGCTGTTGCCGAGGTCGTCCCGGTTGAGGGCCGCGTTCTCGAGGGCTGCCGGGTCGATGGCGTCGAGGAAGTCGGTGACGGTGGCGGTGTGGTCCTGCTGGGGGTCAGCGACAGCGACGCGGGCCAGGCCCTCCCAGAGCACGCCGTCGGGCTGCCGGGTGTGCAGGATCAGGGTGGGCAGCGTGTTGTGGACGTCGTGATGGAGGGTGTAGCCGGTGACCTGCCCGGGCGGGAGCGGGGTGCCGTCGAGGCTGATGGCGGCGTAGAGAGGCTGGGCGTCAATACGGACCGCGTGGGCCTGCGGCTCGGCAGGCGATTCGGTCACAATGCTTCACCTGCCGAGCCGAGCTGGGAACGCAGCACGGCTTCGCTCCTGCGTCGCGACTCGGCATCCACCATGGCGGTGTTCTCAACCTCAGCTACTGCCTCGTGAGGCCAAAGCCAGCCGTCGGTGCCGTGATCGATGCTGTGCGCCGGGTAGGGCCCCAGGGCGGACAGGACATGCAGGTGAACATGCAGGTCGCTTCGCAGAGGGGGAAGCGCAGCCTGCGCCTTGGCGGGCTGCTGGTACCGCTGAGCGGATTCCTGGGTCATGGTGACGACAGCGGGCCAGCCCTGGTAGATGACTGTCTGACCGACCTCCGGGACAGCGACTGTCAGGGAGTAGGTGCGCAGCCCGAACGCCTTGGCGACATGAGGGCTGGTTTCGTAGGCGGCGCGCATGGCGGCGATCTCACGCTCCTGGATGAGGGGGTGCAGCTCATCCCAGGCGAGGTCGTCAGCGGTACTGGTGTTCCGTTGGCGTTCGTACTTTTCCTTGGCTGCCCTGGTCAAGTCTTCGTCGGTGGGGACATTGACGGTCTTCATAGCAAAGCTCCGGATTGGATGTCGGTTCGGCCTATGAGGTCGAGGCGCGGCAACAGTTCTCGCTGGCAGTGGGGGTGTGCGGTGGGGTGGGCGAGGGCGTCCTGGACGGTGCGCAGCGTGCGGTTGGCGCGGTCGGGGTCGTCGTGGCTGGTCCAGCCGCAGTCGGCGCCGTCCCGGATTTCCACCCATTCGGTGCCGAGTTCGTCGAGGGCGGTGCGGGCGGCGGCGGTGTTGGCGGTGGTGACGGCCTGCCAGGTGATCGCGGCTCGCGCCCAGGCGTCGACGGGGTGCCGGGAGTTGTTGCCGTAGATCACCGTGTCCAGCGGGTGGTCGGCGCGCAGGACGGTGGCGTTGAACCGGTCTGCGGTGCCGCGGGCGGCGTCCTGGGCGGCGCGGAGGAAGGCGCGGCCGCGGCGCAGGGCCTGCTGGATGCGGCCGGTGAGGTCGGCGTAGTACTGGGCGGAGGCGGCGGTGACCGCAGCCCGGTGTCGGTCGGTCCACTGGAAGAGGCTGTTGCGGCGGCCGGCGTTGTCGAGCATCGTCCAGGCTCCCTCCCGGTAGATGAGGGGCAGGTCGGTGCTGGCCCAGCGTTCGGCGAAGGCCATGGCGGCGCGGTCGAACGCGGCGAGGGACCGGTTGAAGACGGCGATGGCGGCGCGCAGGGCGGCGCCGGTGCGGGCGGAGCGGCCGGGCCGGACGGCGGAGAGCGCGTTGAGGAGCCGGGTCTGGGCGGTGGTGAGGATGGACCAGGCGGCGCGGAGCCGGTCGACGGCGTCGGTGATGAAGCCGAGGAGGCGCTGGCGGAGGGTACGGCCGCGGCGCCGAACGGGGGTGGTCATCGGCGCGGCCTCTCGCGCAGGAAGAAG